AAACTTGCAACAATCCCATGAACCCCATTTAAAACTTTTAAATCTATTGGTTTCTATAAATTCATCAAATAATATTTGCCAGTCATCTTTTTTTTTCATTATCTTTGTCTAGTATCCCTTATACGACCATCACCACGATTACCACCACCAGTTCCACCTGAATTAGAAGATGATCTTCCCCATATTATTTCTTTATCTTGTAACGATTGAACTCTATCAAAGCAAGTATCACCTGATGCTATTGCTTGTTGTGATTCTTTTGTATATCTAAGGTTGGAAGGTCTTTGTAAATCTATAAGTCTATTTTCAGCATCTACACTAATTGTAGAACCGTTAGGGTCATCATTTATAGTCATTGATTGCATACGACCTTTGAACAAAGTCATAGTCCCTGCAACGGTGTCCGTGCCACCTGAAAGGTATCCTAGATAAACTGTTATAAATCTATTTTGATAATTTTCTGTAAGTGCTAAATCAAGTACAGTGGTATCCATACCTGCAAGAGAAACAGATAATCCACTTGATTTTAATTCTAGAGTATCTTCTATATTAGATATGCTTAAAAGTGTACCCGCACCAGTGTAGGTATTACCATCTAGAAATAAATCGTAATCACCACTCCAAACATATAAGGTATCTGTGTCAAATTCAGCTTTAACTGCTAAAAATAGAATTTGGTGATCAGATTCAAGATACTTGACGATATCACTATCTATACCACCTCTATTAGACATTTAAACTACCTCAATACATGAAAAAGATATTCCATAGTTAGATATATTATCTGCATCCCAATCTACATCTTTTGTTGTTAATCTAAACATACCTTTTGGTGATGCAAACCTTATAAGATGATTCTCTGTTATAGCAGTTCTTAATTTGGGTTGTATTTTAACCCCATAAGTATCTTCACCTGCATTTACATTCAGAGTTGCATCTTCTGTAACCATTACATATTGAACAGGATTAGCACCTGTTGTAGAACTACTTGTTATTTGTAAATAATCACCTTTTTTTATAGTACCTGTAGCACTATTACCACTTGCTGATAAATTTAAACCTGTTGAACCTTTTTGATTGGATTTTATAGTACAAGTTGTCCTATTAAGATCTTCTGTTAATGTAATTGTGTTTTCAGGCTGTACTGTAAGTGTGTATGAGTTTGCTTTAGCAATTATCTTATGTGTTCCATTATTTTCAGGATATTGTGAACCTGTTACAGAAATAAAATCTCCAACTAAAGCATTTGCAAAAGGTGTTGTATCACTAGGTGCTACTATTGTGTTATCAGTATTAAAATCTAGTTCAATATTAGCTGTTTGGTTAATTCTGTTTTTTGCTTTTAAATCATCTGCATCGTATGTACCTTGATTAGCTAAAGCATCAGGGTCTGCAAATTTAAACTGATTTACCATACCATTACACTCTAAAAGAAAAGATTGCCAATTTTTAGCTACATCTCTACGCATAGGTGGAAGACTTACAGTTGCTTCCCAAAATACACCGTCATATTCTTGTGTTCTAATCTTACCTGTATATGGTGAAGCTACAGTTCCTATAGTTCTTACTAATTTAAAATTACTTCTAACAAAGTTAGGAGTATTTGGCATTGTTACTAATTTACCCACCTACTAAACTCCTTCTAAAGTTACCACCACGCATGGCTGATTCCTGTACTGCCGCTTTGGTTACATCTGCTATCTGTGGCATCATTTTAGTAACTTCTGCTCTTACAGTAGGTACTATTCCTGTAGCAAAGTTAACTGTTTGATATATATTTACTGATTTACCTGAACCCATAGCATTTTTACTATTCATATTATTAAGTAATGTTCCACTTGTATGTGGAACAAATATTTCTGCACCTCTTTCGCCCACAAGTCTTGGTTGACCACTAAACATAGCACCACCACCTGCACCACCTAAAAAATTACCTCCACCCATACTGCCATCCCAACTACCAGTATCAAATTTAGGCTTTCCACCACCAAACATATCAATAGTATTTAATGCATCGTCACCTGTTAAACCAAATATGCTATTAATAATTTTATTTACTACTGCTAGTTGCATAAATATAGCTATAATTTGTGAAACCATTTTTTTAGCAAAAGATTCAAAACTATCCATAGCATCTTCACCTGACATCAATGCATCAACCAAATCTGTAGTAAATGCATTAGCTGAAGTCACTACAGCTTGTTTTAGTTCATCTCCTAAGACATCAACCACTTCTTCAGTTACTTCTTTTGTATCTTCTAATGCTTTTCTAAGTTGTGGTACTGATGTATAACCTAGAACTTCAAAAGCTTCTTTATTTTCGTCAAATATTTGTTTTAAATTTTGATTAGCAAAAGTATATTGATCTGTTTCTTTAATTAAACTTGAAACTTTGCCACTTACAAAAGAAAATGCATTAGCTAGTTTTTGTTCTTCTACTGTTAGACCTACTATCTCATCTTTTGTCTCAGATAATTCTGTTTTTAATATATCTAAATGATCTAATACTCTTTGAATTTCTTCAGGAGATGCAACTAATTCACCACTTTCTAATTTTACACCTTTAAGTCCTTCAACTTGGGTAATCATTTTTTCAATTTTTTCAATTTGTGGAATAGAATCATCCATTAATCTATTAAATTGATCTAAAAATTTTAATTGTTCATCGTCAATAATATTAATTACAGGTTCATCTTTTGATTTTTTAGATGCGTTTTCTTTTTTTGTTGTTATTTGGTCTAAAAATTCATCATACAATCTTTCAGCATTCATTAAATCTCTTTCCAAAAGTTGTCTATCACCATAAAGAAGATTAGCAGGTATACCTGCATCTTCATATCCTGCAATTTTTACATTTAACTCATTTAAATCTCTTGTAGTTTTTTTAACAATATCACCTACTGCTTTAAATTTATCTTCTATGGGTAATTTTGCTGTTTTGCCAGTAGTATCACCTACTAAATCTGAAAAACTTGCTTGATTATTAGCAATTCTCATTGTTCTAGCGGCTTCATTTGCAAATCCAGTTAATCTATCAGTTAATTTTTTAAGTCTATCTCCTAAACCACCTGTAAATACTGCATCTGCTAAACCTTTAAAGGCAATAGACATATTTGATGTTTTTGTAGATAAGTTATCCATTTTAGATGCCATAGCACCACCAAATTTAGCTTCCATGCCTTTTATAAGTGCCGCCATTATTTGATTAGCACCATCTGCAGTTGAGCCAAATTTAGCTATATCATTTTTACCTAAATCTAACTCATCTCTAAGTATTCCTAATACATCAATCCCTCTATCCATTAACATATTAAGTTCTTCCATGCCTAAGCCACCTGATGCCGCTCTTTGTGTAATTCTTATCATGGCTTGAAAAGCACCTAATTGATCTGTAGATACTGATGCTGTATCTGCAAATGTTTGAAGCATATCCATACTTGGTTCAACACCTGCTGATTTTAGTGCTATAAATGCCTTAGTGGCATCTTCAATTTGAAATGGTGTTGTTTGTGCAAAAGTTAATATTTTCTGCATGGCTTGATCACCTGCATCAATACTTCCAAATACTGTATTTAAGGAATCTCTAAGGTCTTCAAATCCCATACCCACTTGTGCAATTTTACTAACAGATGCACCTACACCTACTAAAGCACCAATTAAAGCTAAAGCACCACCTTTGGCTTTTGTCATTGAACCTGCCATACCACCAAAAGCGGCACCACCTGCCGCACCTGTGGCATTCAATCTACCTTTTATTTGTTTTAAATCTTTTTGTAATCTTTTAGTATCTGCTCTAATTTGAACTACTAATTCATCAATAGGTTTACTCATCAGGATATAACTCCATTAGTTCGCTAAGACGATCACTGGTCATAGGCTTATCTTTATCTTCTGAACCACCATTAAATTCTGTAAATCCATCTATAGCCATATAGACTTCTTTTGGGCTAGATTGCCAAAAATCGTTAGGAGACATACCCATCATGCCAACACAAATTGAAAAAAAGCGTTTGATGGGTAGGGAATCACTAGTTAATCCCCCTTTTCTTGCTTTCCCTCGTCTGTTTCTTCCTCTGAATCATCAGTTAGAGATTGTGCAATCAAGTTAGCAACTGCGGCTGTTGCTTTAACTATTCCTGCATCTTGTACTATTTTAACTACATCTTTTCTTTGAAAGTCATTACCACCACCTCTTAGAGCAGGTAGTAATACATGAATAACTTCTGACATTCTTATATCAGCTTCACCCATTTTTGTAGCAAGTTTTATTATTCCACAGTCACATGCATCTTCTATTTGAATAATAGCATCTATGGTTAATCTAGCTTTATAATCTTTACCTGCTAAATTTACTGTGGTTTCACCCTTTAGTTTGTTTGCCATCTGACTTTTTCTCCTTTTTAGGTTTACTTGCCTTTGCAAGATTTATTAATAATGTATTTTTTGTGTAATCAACAGATGAAGATAAAACTATATATTCTTTCTTATTAACTTTTATGCTATCTCCAACTTCAATTATATTTTTACATTCAAGTTGTGATTCATCATGTTTTAAATAAGCATTTACAGTTTCACCACCAACATCAATATGTACTTTATTCCAAGACATCTTATGCCGCTGATACTACAATAATATCTGCTGATTCAAAAGACATTGAATATGTTGCTTCTCCATTGTATTCACCTGCATATTCTAATGATGTAATTTGAAATGCACCTGTGAATTTAAAAAAGTCAGGTACAACAAATTCAAAGTTTGTAAATGCAGGTGTATTAGCTGTTGTGCCATCTGCTTGAAATTGTAATTGACCTAAATAAGCATCTTTTAAATTACCTTCTTGTGTGTCATCTGTAAAAACTCCTGAACCACTAATGCTGATGCTGTTAACACCACCACCTGCTAAAAGTCTTCTGTATCCACTACTACTTTTAGTAGTTACATCAACTGATTCATCATTTAATGTGATTGAAGATGATCTTAAACCACCAATAGTTTCATAAGTACCTGAATCGTCTATTTTTATTAAGACATCCTTACCTTTTTGTGCCGCCATTTTTATCTCCTATTTATAAAATTAGTTTGTACCTAATATTATTGCTCGGAATCGCATGACTCCATGTCTAGTAACACCATCTGGGTCTCTAAGTATATCACTATATTCAAATCTTAGATTTACTAAGTTAAATCCAGTGACTGTTAAACTACTATCATGCAATAAATCGTGAATTCTGTCCATAATTTGTTTGGTTTCTTTAGCACCTTTATATTGTGACCAAATATGAATATTAATGGTTGTTTCACCGCCATCTTCATTTTTTGTACCATAATCTATAGATGTTTCTTCTCCTAATGATACAAAAGGGTAACTAGCACCTTCTAGAACCTCGTCATAGACACCTGCACCTAAAGTTGATGTAAGTGTATTATCACTAGATAAAGTACTATATACGGTGGTCTGTAAGGCAAATTGACCAATACTCATTTCAATATACCTTTTTTAAACAAAGCTTCTATTTTTCGTTTATTTTTTTCTAAAGCAGGTTGCATAAAAGGTCTTTCAGTCATATTGACTGTGCCAAATTCTAAATGTTTGGAATAGGGTGCAGAAGATATTATTTGACCAACTACAGTTCCATTTGCTTTTACATCTACATCCATAGTTATATTACTTGCTAAAAATCCTGTATCACTTGCAGGTGGTTGATTTGGTGCAGATGCTGTATGTGTTCTTCTAGGTTCATATTTCTCGTAAGTTCTTCCAGTTCCACCTGCTAAAATACTTTTTTTTGCAGTATTTTGAACCATAATAGTTCCACGAGTTACATATTCTTTGACTTTATTATCTGCAAGTCTTTTATTTAATTTTTTATTAAATTTATCAAGATTAGCAATTTTAAATTTAACACTCATGTTGCTACTCCTTCTTCGCAAAGAAGTTTAAGGAATCTATCCCTTTCATCAACATTGATAATAGCCCTAATATTAAATAACTTACTATCAAAACTAATCCTAGAACCGTTAGTAATATCAGTCCTATAACGCACTGTAATCTCGTGTGTAACACTCCCAACAACTTTCCCTTGTGCATATACCTCTTTTCCTGTTTTAGGCTTTATATCAGCATACACAGAAGCAATACTAGACCACCCTGAACTAATTCCCCCACCACTATCTCTAGTAGTGCCTTGTCCTTGAAGGGTAATTTGGTGTCGGAGTTGACCTACTTGGCTCATTATCCCAATGACATGAGTTTAGAACTACCCATACCACTATAAACTACATATGGAGCAAGAAGCTTTGTTGCAGTAGCAGGTAGTGAAGTTTTACCTTCATACATATCACCTCTGTGTTCGTACAAATATGTAAGAACTTGATAGATCGCGAATTTAATTGGTTCAGGAACAGCATTAGCTGATGAGTAACCAGTAACATATCTAACTTCTATAGCGTTAGCTACCCGTAATGCTGTTGGAAAGGTTTCCCCTGTGCGTAAAACTACCCTTGCAGGTTGTCTAGCGTTATCTACATAGTAATTATCTGCACTAAAGGTAGTTGCAGTATCATTATCATCATAAGTCTTTATATGGCTTACAGATACCACAGGTGGCATAGGTAATTCTATGTAGTTTTTGTAGTAGTTGATATATGGACCAGTACGCATACCTTCCCATAAGCCATCATCTACATCTTCTAATGCATCAATAAACAAGTTATATGTTTGAGTCATGAAGGCACGTTGTGTGTGTTCTTCACATAGCTTTCTTGCTGTAGAGATTAATGATGTAATTAAAGCATCATCGCCTGAACTATCTACTCTTAAATATGACTTTGCTTCTGCAAGGGTTATAGGTTCTGATGCAGGTTCTGTATGTATTACTAGACCTGCCATTTACCACTCCTAATTAGCTTTTTTCTTATCAGCTTTTGCTTCTTCAACTATTGGTTGTTCACCTGCTATAGAATCATCACCTTGTGCTTCTTGAAGCTTTTGTACTAATACTCTAATTGTGTGTTGTGCATTAGCTAGTTCTTGTTGTGCTGTGTTATATAGCGATTCGTAGTTTAAGTCTTCTGACATTGTATTCTCCTAAAAAAATATTTTTTCTATTAATAGTCCAAACATTGAAGTGATGATTAAGCCATATAAACCATAAATTAGATTTTCTAGTTTATCAAATCTCTTTGAACCACTTTCCATTCTTTTTTCTATGTTTTCATACCTAATAGCACATTCTCTTTCATGTGCTTCTAGTTTGCTTATTGTATAG